AAAATGATCATCAAGCATGAAATTGATAAACAGTCTGACTTGATTGATAAGGAAACAAAAGAGTTGAATGAAAAACAAATACAAAGAATGTCGCTACTTGGAAACACTTGTGAAAAATATGCAAAAGATAGATTAAATGATTTTTATATGATCAAAAGCTTTTATAAAGATAAAGAGTGTTTGAATCCTTTGTTTGAAGAAAGTAAATTTGATGAAATGGAAAATCAAGACATTGCAAAAATTGTTTTAAGATATAATGATATTTTTAGCTCGTTTTCAGAAGAAAGCATACAATATACAATATTAGAAGATTTTTATAGTCCTTATTTAAGCTTTGCGGAGGATAGTATGCAATTTTATGGCAAGCCGTTTTGCGAATTGACATACAATCAAATACGATTAATTGTTTATACTCGAGTGTTTAAAAATATATTTGATAATAATGAAAATATTCCTGATAAAATAAGAAAAGATCCTGCAAAATTATTAGAATTTGGAAGCAGCTCCAAAGAAGAGCGGGATAAAGCAAAAGAAAAGCTTGAAAGAGGAGATGGAGGAACCCTTGTTGGCGCAAAAGACGAAGATTATGAATACCTTGGAGTAGAAAAGCCTAGAGGCGCAATCAGTTTGCATGAAGAGGCAAAGAAGAAGGGTGGTACATTAAATATGGATGATTTAATGAAATTGCACGGCGTGATATAATTTTAGTGTATAATTACCTTATCAAAGGAATAAGGTAAAATGGCTATAAATCTTAACGTATCAGGTAATACCCAACCGCTTGAGGCGGCTGTACAGGCTGCTGTAAACAGAATTAGGCGACAACCAATAAAAATTACGGTTGACGACAAGGGCGCTACTCAGCCTTTGGGTAACATGAAGCGCAGTGCTGACGAATTCAGCAAATCTATGGAAGCTGCGAATGCTCGTATTATTGCGTTCGGTGCAAGTATGGCAATAATTAATGGTATCGCAGATGCATTCAAAGCGGTTGCTAGAAATGCGATAGAAGTTGAAAAAGCGATGGCTGACATTAATGTTGTCATGAATTTAAGCGCACAAAATTTGGACAAGTTTAGCGATGGCCTGTTTAATGTTGCAAAAGAAACTGGGGCGGCTTTTAATGTTGCCGCACAAGCCGCAACAGAATATGCTCGTCAAGGTTTATCTGTAGAGCAGTCTTTAAAAAGAACTCGTGACGCATTGATTCTTACTCGATTGACCGGCATGGATTCGGCTGAGGCAGTTAAAGCTTTAACGGCCGCCATGAATACATACGGTAACCAAATTAAAGATACTACTCAATTGGTTAGTAAATTTGCCGCAGTTGACGTTCAATTTGCGGTAAGCGCAGAAGACTTCGCTGATGCTATTGCTCGAACTGGTCAAGCCGCAAAAAGTGCGGGGGTAAGTATTGATGAATTGATAGGTTTGGTGACTGCGGCCCAACAACAAACTGCTCGAGGCGGAAAGGTTATTGGTAACTCATTCAAGACAATTTTTACAAGAATAGGTCGTACCGATACTTTGAATCAATTAGAAAATTTAGGTATTGCAGTAAGAGACTTGGAGGGAAATACTTTAGGCGCTAAAAGAATTTTAACTGATCTCGCAAATTCATTCGACGGCTTATCTGCTGCGCAACAGGCTCAAATCGCGCAAACAGTTGGTGGAGTTTTCCAAATCAATATTTTAAAGGCCGTTCTGAGTGACGCCGCAAAACAGAATGGTATACTTGCAAACGCCACACAAATTTCTTCTAGCGCAACAAATGAAGCCATTCAAAAAAATGAGCAACTAAGGGGTACAATGTCCGCAATGGCAACTGAAACAGGGTTAGCATTAAAAGATGTTTCTGCGCAAATTGGAGAAATTATGCTTGCCCCTGGAATGGAAAAAATACTAAATACAGTAAAATCTATTGCAGAAGGTGCAAGCGCAATGCTTGGAGATGGAGAAAGTGCTGGGGGTAAGTTTGCAAACGGATTTTTAAAGGGTTTGGGTAATATTATAACTGGGCCAGGCTTGGTTGTACTTACTGTGGTTTTTGGAAAATTGTTTTTAAAAGCAGCTCAATTCGCAAAAGAAAGTTTAACATCTCTTATAGGCGTAACTAGCGAGGCTCAAAAGCAAAAAGCGATTCAAACATCTTTGGTTAATTTGTTTGGACAAAATTCTGCACTAAGTAAAGAAATGTTAAGAACTGATATTTCTCGAACAGAAAAAGAAAAAATAATTTTAAGTTTATTGCAAGCTCAGGTGGTCGAAGCTCAAATGCTTGATTCTATTGCAAAAAGAACAGCAAGCACTCTTTATTCAAAGGGATACGGAGCCTCTCTGACTCCAAGGCGTGGTCGAGCAACAGGTCATATACCAAATTTTGCACATCCCGAACGAGCGCAAGCAGCAAAGGGAGGATATGCCGCAGGAAATATTCGATCAATGAATATGCCTGGTGAAGGCTCGGTAATATATAATAGCTCGGAAAAAGTCAAGAATTTTGCAGGATTTACTCAGCCTGCAATTATGCCTCCGCTGTCTAGCAAGGCGGGCAAGAATTATCAAAAAGCATTTGGAAGTGTTCATGGATTTGATCCGTATGCGGGAAGTGGTTATATTCCTAATTTTAATCCTGAAACAATCGACGCTCGACATATAGCAACAATGCTTATTCCTTTTGAGGGGTTTGGTAAAAAATTATCAGGTGGAGGAAAAGGTGTTGCTCCTTCCGCTAAAGGTGGTAAGCCTGTGTTTGGCCAAAAGATAAATAAAAATATTTTGTTTAATATGTTGGGGGTAAAACGAGGCGGGTATACTAAGTCCGCAAAAGATAGTGAAGGCCGAGTCGTCCCTCAAGCCTTAGCCGAGCTTGGTGACGTTATTGGTAGTCAGACTGTAAAAGTTGCTAATCAATTAAATCTAGGTAATGATATAGCGAAAATTCCGGACGCTGCAGGAGCGCAAATTGTAAAAGAATTTCTGGGACCTAAAGGGGGTAGGAGTGGAGCTAAGGGAGCAATCAGTGGATTGTATGGAGCAGTTTTTGAAGAAGCTCTATCTAGAAGACTAAAAACCGAATCTACTGAACGAGATTATATGGGCGGCGATTTTGATGTAAGAATGGCTACGCCTGAGTTAAAAAAATTATATGGACCCATGGCTCCTCGAGCAGATTATAAAGTATCTGACGGCAGGGAGCTTCAGGCGTCTATGTCTGCTAAAATTGCCAAGGAGATAATTTATAGAGGCGCGAGAGGCAGCGCCCCCAAACTAAAGACCGCTCAGCAGTTGACCGGAAGAAATGCTATTAGACTTGGCGTGGGAAAAGGTAATCAGGCTGTTTTAATGGCTGATGGTTATATTCCCAACTTTGCCGATCCACTAAGCGATGCAATAGGCCGCGAAAAAGCAGCTGGAGTTCCTGTTTCGCAAATTAGAGTTGGTTCTCATAATGCATTAATGAGTAGAGGTAATCCACTCGGCCTCGGCGTAACCAATACAAAAGACGAACCGAACGGCTTGCGCGATGTATTTGGTGCAAATGGATATGTGCCAAATTACGCTATCAAGGATTGGATGGCGGGTTTTCGAGCGGATCAAGGTCAGCGAGATAAATATATAGAAGCAAGAGACGAGGCAGCAAAACAAGTAAAAATCAATACGGATCGAGAAAAAAAGCTTCAAAGGGTAATAGAAACAAATAATAGAATAATGGTCGAGGCTAACGCCCAGGGAAGGCTTAACCGCTCCGCGGCAAGGAGGGGTACTCAGTTGCAGCTAGCTTTAAATGACACACAACAAAAGCTAATTGAAGCAAAGCAAAAAGAAGTTGTGGCTACAAGTCAAGCACGCGGTGCTGCAGCGCGGGGAAGATTTTCGGGCATGGGTACAATGGCGATGATTGGATTACCAATGATCGGTGGAATGATACAACAGTATGCGGGTGGCGTGGGTGCCCAAGGAGGTAATCAAACTATGTATGCTGCTGGGAGCGCATTCACTCAAGCTTCAACTGGAGCCATGATGGGATCATTTCTCGGCCCAATAGGAACCGTTGTTGGCGGACTAGCTGGAGCTTTTATGGGTTGGCAAACCGCAACCGAAGAAAATACAAAAGCGCTAAAAGAATCTGCAAAGGCTGCTAGAGAAGAATCTGCTCAAGTGGGATCTAAATTTGCCCAATCAACGGCGCAGGCTTTTAAAAATTCGGGGTATTTTGATCAAAATAGGCAGATTGCCTTTGACCCACTTAAGGGTCAAAGTGGCCGACTGCAACAAAGATCCTTGGTTTTTGAAGGTATAGAGGATTTTAATAGGCTAACAACTAGAGACGGATTTGGTTTGGATTTAAAACCAAACACTGCTGCAGGAGCAGAATTTAAAAGTAGACTACTCGAGCAGTCAGGAATCAATGTAGGCGACTTGATTAAACAGTCGGGAATATTGGAGAGCGACAAGTATATGGGAGGAGATCCAAAAAAGCGCTCTGAAGCAGCTCAATATACAGCTGAGCGCCTGCAGCAATTATTGAAAGAAAGTAACGTAGGAGGTAGTATTGTTGGCCAAGCGGGCTTGAAGAAACATATTTTGAAAGAGGTTGGCGGCGGATATAGAGTAAGACCAGAAAAGGATATCAAAAAAAGAATTGAAGATCAAATCTTAGCTCAAATGGGTACAAAACTTAGGCCTCAGGCTTTAAGAGATGCATTGGATATGTTACCTCAAGACAAAAAGATTTATGCACCCGCGATGTCGGACACTTTCACTGAAGCTGGAGCTAAAATCGAAGCGGGTACGGAAGCTTACTTTTCTCCGGCCGAACTAAAAACACAAATCGATAAAGCAACCCCTACGGCAATCGCAAAAGCATACAAAGATATATTAAAACTAGCAGAGCAAGAAGTAAATGCCCTTACGGAAAAAAGAAAAGGCTATATCGTTGAGCTGGATATGGCAAAAGTAATGCAAATAGCACAGCAACGCGCCGCAATGAATCAATTGGAAATAGCTAAACTCGAAGATGAAAAAATAGATAACTTAAAAAAACAACTTAAAACTTCTCCGGAATCCATGACTGAAGCCCAAAAGGCTACAAAGCGAGGTCAAATTGCAGCAGCAGAAATAAATAAAAAATATGCCTTAAATGTGGGTTCTGCGGACGAAGGACTTAGACTCGGGTTATTAAGTCAAATAAAAGAAAATCCAGAGGTTCAAAGATTGTTTAAAACAAAGTTTGGGGAAGAAGGGGAAGGAGCTCTTCAGAATGTCTCTAATAAAGTGTTAGAAATGGACACGCAAAAGTTAATAGATACGCTTGATGAAATGATTACGGAGGCAAAGGATAATAGTGAAATACAAAAAATTCTAAATAGGTTATTAGATCAGGAAAGGGAAAAAAGACAAAATCTTATAGATCTTGCAATAAAACAAAAGGAAAATGCCGAAGCGACACAGAAAGCAGAAGACGGCATAAGTCTAACTCTTGCGCAAAGGGCTGATGCACTCAATCAATTGCAAAGAGACCATCGAATGGGTGCAGAAGCAGCTCGATCTGCCCGAAGAATGAGAGAGTTAGATTACGAGCTGGGTTCGGCGCAGAGATTGACTGCTCAGGGCCCTGGGTATCAAACAGCCAGAGAAAGAGAAGATTTTCAATTAATGGAAAAAGATATTCAAGCAGAATTAAAAATACAAGCCCTAAACGAGGAGCTGCTTGAGAAACAAAATAAAATAGCAGAAGAGTACGCAAAGATTGTTGGCACAACAGGAAAAGATAAGGAGCGGCGGGACGAACTAGCACAACAATCAGCGAATATAACTGCAGAATACGAAAAACAAATATCAAACGTACAAACCTTAATAAATTTAGAAAAACAAAGAATCGCTAATCGCAGAGCTCACGAAACCTTTGGCGGTGGGATTGCAGATGGATTTAAAAAAGTTAGAGAACAAACTGACGCCATTGATTATCAATTAGGCGAACAATTACCATTGAAATTAAGAGATGGTCTCGCAGAGGCTATGCAGGCTGGTATAAATGGGGCTGAAGACATGGGAGATGTTTTGAGAAATATCGCAATAAACTTTCTTCAGGCAATACAAAGTGCAATGCTTCAAAAAGCCGCGGGGGATATTGTAGGCGCTATAGGATTTTCTCGAGGAGGTCAAGTTCCTGCAATGGTTTCTAATGGAGAATATGTCATGAGTCGAAACGCAGTAAAGAAATACGGTGGTGGATTCATGCATTCTTTAAATGCCGGAGGAAAAATTCCTGGTTACTCAAACGGAGGAAAGCCTGGTTCCGCGCTTGCCGCAAATTTTGGAGGAGCCGAAGGATATGCTACAGGAAGAAGATATCAATCGGAAGCAATGTCTGGATTTTTCTATAGTGGCCAAGCTGGAAATGTCGGACTTCAAGAAGATGCTCAATATACTCGCGGGATTATTCAGGAAAGAATGAGAAAGGCCGCCGAGAAAAAAGCCAAAAAGAGATCTTTAATGCAAATGATTTTGGGCACAGCACTTAGTTTTGGATTAGCCGCTGGGGCTGACAAGTTTGGTGATTTTATGTCGAAAAAAGCAATGATTGCTGACTCCGTAGGGGCGTCTGGAATGAATAAAGCTGCAAGAATTGATGTTTCTCAAGATTCTTTTTTCTCGAAAAATGCTCATTTATTGGCCGCTGAAAATTTGGACGCTTCTTCGTATTTTAGCAAATTCTTGAGTGGCAGATATAGGGGCGGCCCAATTCATAAATATGCTAGCGGTGGATACATTTCTGGAAAATCTGGTATCGACCAGATTCCGGCAATGCTCAGCGAGGGAGAATATGTTATTCGTGCAAGTAGCGCTCGTCAATTAGGTAAACCCTTGCTTGATTCAATAAATTTAGGAAAATTTAACCAAGGTGGCGCGGTTACCCCGCTCAAAGAACAATCCGAATCAACAACTTCTTCGGGTAATACAAATAATATTAATATATCAATTAACGTTGATCGATCTGGCGGACAGTCTAAAGATTCTAGCGGTCAAAATTCAGGGCAAAATCCAAAAGATGCATCAGAGAATCAATCCAGAGAAAATCAATTGGCAGAAAAAGTCAAGGCGCAAGTAGTTGCGGTTATAATTGAAGAACAAAGACCTGGCGGATTACTAAGCGAGTAAAATGAGCTACTCAAATTATGAACAAACCGTTATTGTTAATTCTGTTGCGCTGTCAGGAGTAACAAATGTAGAGGGAAGTTATTCAATAACTGAAACCCCAATAAAGGTGGCTGGTGTCGGATTTATAGACGCTTTTCCTGACGCTCCTCTGCAAGGAAATTTTAGAATCTCTAGAAAGATGGTTAGTCGAGATCCATTGCTTCCGTTGAGTCCTGGAGGAAAATTTTTATACGACGAAAATGAAATTAGTGGCGCAATACTTTATGATAATGGATCAAAAGGTTTTGGATTTACAAAAGCAAGAATGTCTCAATATTCTGTAAGTTGTTCGGTTGGAGATATTCCTGATATAGAAACTGATCTAACTGTATATGGTGAACTTGGTAGTGGCGTATTAATTGAACCTGCTACAATCAATCATCCAGATATACAATTTCCTGATCAATCTAGTATATCTGTATCAGTTGATGATTTTACTGCTGATGCAATAAGTGATTTTTCTTATAGTAGAAGATTAAATCTTGAGCCTGTATATGCAATTCATCAAGCAGACGAAGTCGATTTTACGCAAACACTTAATATTGATATGAAAAACCTTGAGCCAGTTCAGGTAGATACTCAATATCCTATAGAAACTGATATTAATTTTACGATGATTGTTGATGAATATGAAGTAAGAGAAATTAAAGACAGAATACAAGCAGCGCCAAAAAGCAATGTAAAAATAGAAATCAGAGATAGTAAAACAAATGAAATGATCAATGCATTTACTGGTTCAAATGTTAGATTAATAAGTGAAAGTATAAATTCTTCAATTGATGGAGAAATGACTATATCTTTAACATATAAAGGTTATGAAACCTTGCATAATCCTGTGTCATGAGTAAGCCGTATTTAAGATTTGAAGATGGTAAGGTATCTTTAGGTAATAAAGATCTTATGGTTCAGTCTGCAAATTTATCTATTTCTCCAACGCTCGAGCCAGAAAGAGTGTATGGTGATGTTGATAAGAATATAGTCGGCGCAAAAACAGAATTTATTCATTTTGCTCCCCTAGATGGATTGAAGGGAAGACTAGATATTTCGTTTATGATCACTGATGAGCTTTTTGGGTATAGTAATGGAGCAAATGCAATTGATAAATTGTTCGATATAAGAGATGGAATGGGCGAAGATCCTATTCATGGAAATATTGTTGGTAGATATTTTTTTAATAATATGTATCTTACAAGTTTTAGTTTTAGCTTGGCTCCTTATCGAGTAATACAAGCAAATGCAACATATGATATATATGGTACAATATTAAAAACAGTAGATCGAAGATTTCAAGAATTAAGTATTGACCCTGCTCACGGATTAAAATCTTTTGGAAAAGTAAAAGCGAGCAACACGGAAATGTCTGCCGTTAATGGTAGGCAATTTGAAGTTTCTCAAATGGATTATAGTATAACAGTGAGTAGGAAAGTCCACAATCATATTAGAGACTCCGAGCATACATCATTGTCTACTAATGCGAATGGCGTTGCTCCTCACAGAGTTTCTGTGGAAAATATAGAAGTTGAAATGATGATTGAGGCAAATGATATAGCTCAAAAGCTAAGTCAATACGGCGAATATCATGGAGGAAATGCGCGTCCAGTAGAGCTTAATAGAAACTCTTCCATTGCGGCATATTTATATAGCATGAATGGAAATAGAATTGCAAAATTTCAATGCGAAGGAAAAATACAAGAACAGTCTGTAAGTTTGGGAGAGGGAAATTATTCAAAGGGTAGAATTGTTGTCAAGCAAATAGTCAAATGAGCAGAGAAAAAATAGACGAAGTCTTTGGAAGAAGAAGTCATGTAACAAATTACAGCGGCTACTTCGAGACTGGCGCAAATTATAAGCAATTTGATTTTGTATATAATACTGGAGATGGATTGTTTTATTATGCCAGAGAAGATTTAACTTTTGGTGGCGGCGTTTCGGTTACAGCATTAAATCGATATCACTTGGTTCCAGATGGCCCAAATAATGATCATTATATTGTTGATTCTTTAAATAGGACAGATGATCAAAATGCATCTTTTTATCCTGGAAATATAATTGATCTTGATGGCTCTTTGTCTGGTGATGGTAGATATAGAATAATTAGTGTTCAAAAAGATGTTCTCGCTTTAAATAATGATCCTTCGATAACTGGTTCGGCAATCCAAGTAAGGCCTGTTTCTGAGAATTATTCTATCGAGGCTTTTGAGGAGGCATCTAGTCAATCAATTACAATATCCACAATAAATGCCGACCCATCTTTGAATCCAGACTTGTGGAGCACAGATTTGTTTTTCTTTGATGCAGATTATGGGTCAAGCGCATCTTTCAAGGCAAATAATTATAGACATCAGTATGGAAATGGATACTACATTGTTCAGCCAAAATCAATCAATTCTTTAAGTTTCGAGGTTGATCTTAAATTTAAAAATCGAACAAATAGAGAAGCAAATGCAATAATACATTTTGTGGAAAATCATTTGGGCCAACTCGAAAAAGATTCCCCGAGTCCAAACTTGAGATACAAGCAAGGAATATCTGGTTTTAGATGGGACGGCGCTTCTTCATTTCATCCATACGATACAACAGAAAATCAATCAAAAACTTTTTATTGTAATGAATTTAATCATTCTTTGAATTTTGAAAATAGTAATGATGTGTCCTTGAAAATAAGGAATTTGGATACATCTTTGTTGAGAAGAAGTGTTAGTGGTGGATGGATAGTTGGTGGAGCGGAAACATATGATCCTACTTTATTGTATGAAAAAAATGATATTGCTTTTTATACTGGAAATTTAAAGCATTATTATTGGCATAGTGATTCATCTGCAAGTAACAAGCCTCCTGCTCAACAAAATGATGAATGGACTCGTAGCAGCGGAAATTATTCAGATATCAATAAAAATTACTGGACTCGCGATTTCTTTTGGAAACCCTCTTTGGGATTAGAGGTACAACAGAATCCGAGAGTAAGTGAGATTAGCGTAAGAAATGGATATACTCAAGTATATGAAGATGGAATCAATGAAAGTTTATTGAAATTAAATTTAAACTTTAATAATCGAGAAGATGATGAGGCTAGAGCAATACTTCACTTCCTTGAGCAGCATTATGGCTGCATTCCGTTTAACTTTAGTCCTCCTGCTCCGTATGAAACTACGCAAAATTTTATCTGCGAAGAATGGACTCATACTTATAATCACAAGAATAATCATAGTATTTCTGCTACATTTGAACAGTATCCATTTAATATGGATGCGGAGCAATATTCATCACTAGAAACTCCTCCTATATTGAGTCCGGGAGAGTTGATTTTTACTTCTCCGATAGCATTTTCTTTGCAAGGAGATGGAGAAGTCATAGTTCCTGGTGAAAAATGCAAAGCTAGATTAAAGCTTCAAAATATAGGTGACACAAGTGTTACATTAAATTCTGCATCTGTATCATCTACGTTTTCTATAGTAGGACAAATTGGTTCAAATGTCCCTGCTGTTCTGGAAAATATATCTTCTAGTGACTATATTTTTCAAATACCGTCTAATGGCAATTTTCCATTTAATTTGGCAGGTAGATATGCCAAGCTTAGTAAGGCATACACTCATGGTTTATCTGATGGCGGACAAATGTTTACTTTGGTTAATCAAGATCCAACAGATCCAACAAAGTTTATTACCGATGTAGTGAATGGTGTTCCAAATACTTTTTTTCAAAATAATCGTGGTGAAATTAGATCAGGAATAAATGAACCATCTCAGTCTGAATTTATTATTGGAGATTATGTTGTAGAGCAGTTCTTTAAAAACAACACAGTATCTTCAATTCCTGGTGGAGATAGTGCATATATTGATGTTGTATATGCAGGAGTAACTGTAGGTGATTTAAATATAAATATATCTGATGGAACTGATAATATTGTTGATGCAAGTAATAATGAAATTGTAATTTTAGGAACAAATCAATATAATAATGGTACCATTCAAATCGATAGTTCGACTGCGTACTCTCCGCAGGAAGGAATTTTAAAGGTATTCGTGGGAAGTGAAAAATAATGTCTAAGGCTCAATCAAATTTTAACAAAGCATTGGTATCTTTAACTCCAGATACTTTGATAGATTTGTATGAAATTGATTTTAGTAATTTGCAGCCTAATTTTGAAATGTTTAAGGATGTACTTGGTGCAAATTTTGGTGCAGATACTGTTTATCGTTTTTGCCCAATGAAAAATTCATCTAATCCAGTATATTGGCAGGGCAAAGCATTTCAGCCTCTCCCAGTTGCAATGGAGGGTTTTGAGCAACAAGGCGACGGGCGTCTTCCGAGGCCGAAGATTACAATTGCAAACCCTGAAGGTCTATTGTCCAAAATTGTTCATGCAAATTTTGACTTTGCGAATTGCAAGGTGACAAGAAAAAGAACATTCGCTCGTTTTTTAGATGATGATAATTTTATTGATCCAGGAACTAAAAATGATGCTGGAAAAAATCCTTTTGGCGAGGCGGATCCGAATTCGCATTATCCTGATGATGTTTTTTTTATTAACAAGAAAAGCTCAGAAAATAAAAACATTATACAGTTTGAGCTTGTATCTTCGTTGGAGCTAGAGGGAACAGAAGTTCCTGCCAGAATTGTACTGCCAAATTATTGCGGCTGGGTATATAGATGTTCAATAGGGTGTGGATACAAGGGACTTCCTATTGAAACTGCATCAACAGAATCTTTAACGTCTGGGTTTTCAAAAGAGTCTGGAAGTACTGGGACTGTAGTGCCAGTACGTTACCCTAATGGAATTGATGATGTTGATTCTTGGAGCAGTTATGGAAAGAATGGTACAGAGGTTGATCTTAGAGGTTATGATTTAGGAGACGTTGTGAAAATTACTCCAAGAAATGCAGATAATCCGTACAAGTCTACTCCGTCAGTTTTTGTGTGTGTTCAGGGGCATGCTTTAGCTAGTGCGCACCATCCGTTTTTTGATAAAAATTTTTGGGCAAAAGATGAATGCAATAAAACTTTGGAGGCGTGCAAAAAAAGATTTTCGCCTGGCAGTTTATCTGACTATAATAAAATTGATAAAACTTATCCGGGTATAAGATTTGGAGGTTTTCCTGGAACAGATAAACATAGACCTGAAGCGGTATAGTTTTTTAAATAAAAGTCTACTTTTAAAAATTAAAGATTATGCTCATTCTTTAAAAGAAGAAGAATCTTGTGGGTTGATAATAGAATCTGATGTTGTTGAGTTTTTACCTTGCAAAAACTTGAGTGAGAAAAAGCATGTTCATTTTCTAATAGATAATAAAATTTTAATAGAAAATAAAGTATTATGCGTTTATCATTCTCATGTAAACAGCGGACCTTTTCCTTCTGAAATGGACAAGTTGTTTTCGGATGAATTATGTATACCTTTTTTAATATATAGCTTAAGTGAAGATAGTTTTTTTGTATATGAGAATGTAGGTGTATAGATATCTAGGTATAAGGAAGTGAAGACGGTATATTTACATGGTAAATTAGGTAAACGCTTTGGCGAAAAGTGGAACCTTGCCGTGCGCACTCCTGCCGAAGCTTTTCATGCCTTGGAGTCTAATAATAGTGGGTTTCTTGAGTATTTAATTGATACAGAAAAAAAAGGGGTAGAATACTATATTTTTACAAAAGATCCTAAAAAGATCAATTCAAAAGAAGACCTTGTCGAACACTCAATCAATAAAGAAAAAATTGATTTAATACAAGATAAAAAAGAAATTCATATATGTCCGCGTGTTCAAGGCTCGGGTCCCCTCATGCCACTATTTTTTGTACTGGATGCAGCAGGAAAAATTACCGGATTGAAATTATTAGGTAAGATAGTTGCTGCGGTTGCAATTTCTTTTGTTGTTGGTGCAATAATGAAGTCTCTCTTTAAGCCGCCAAAAAGAGGTGAGCCCACAACAACAAAATCTTTTTTGCTGAGGGGCTCAGAAAATAGAACAAATCAAGGGGTTGCTGTTCCGTTAGGTTACGGAAGATTAAAAATAGGTTCAACTAATATAGCTCAAAATAAAAAAACTTATAGATCTGTCAAGGAAAATGCTAATACTCTTGAATCTTATTCAGACATCGAATACATGGAATTGTTATCAGAGGGACCAATAGAAGGTTTCGTAAATATAAATGGCGGACCAATATCTGGTGGAGATATAAGAGAGGGCATATTCTTGAATAATGTACAGATAAAAAATACCGACAGTGATGGCTCTGGGGAAGGTTCGTTAAATTTTATACTAAATGAAAATGGAGAGTTGCCCGAAATACAGCTCGGTAAAGAAGAAGAGTCTAGAGTTTTATCTGCCGAAACAACCATGACTCTTGAATATGGAACAAAATTTTATGGAGCTGGGCCATATGTAAATAACCCTGAAAAGAAAGAGAGTCGAGCAGATTTTAATGACGCAATAAAAAATAATGCAAAAATACTAACTCATTTTGTGGCTAATGAGAATGTGTCAAGGGTGACATTAAATTTGGGCGTTGCGTTACAAATTCAAAATGATGATGGTAGTAATGGTCCGACATCAATATCTTTCGCAGTAAATATACTCAAGGATGATGAAGAGCATAATATATTATCTAGCTCATCCGGCTGCAAGATAAAGACTCGGAGTCAAGGGGCAGAAGTTGATATTCCTGCGTATAATTCTGATAGCCCAGGCACCGGCTTGATGAAAAATGGAGAAACTTCTTTTATTGTTAGAGGGATCGCTACTGATGAATATGAATTTGATATTGTTGTTGACTATATTGTGCCAAGGATAAAGTCAAAAGGAGTTACATTTAAATTGGTTAAATTGAGTAATGAATTGGACTCCACCGCTCGAGGTGGCACTCTCGGGGGGATTGCAAAAACTAAGGTTCTAAATTTTATTTCTGTTACAGAGTCAGTAATTGAAGATTTATTATATCCTCATAGTGCAATATGTAAAATAAAATTTGATAGTAAAAATTTTAGTCAAATTCCAGAGAGGTCATATCATGTAAAAATGAAAAAAATTCTTATTCCTAGTAATTATGATCCAGTTACTAGAAAATATGATGGTCCTTGGAATGGATTATTTAAAGGACAGGCTGATGCTCTAGCTTCTGTTCATTCAATAAGTGATGAGGATAAATATTGGAGCGATAATCCTGCTTGGATTTATTACGACTTATTGCATAATGCCAGATATGGGGTTGGTAAATTCGGACTTAATGAAGAAAATATTGATAAATGGCAGTTATATAAAATTGCAAAATACTGCGACCAACTCGTCGAGACAGATTATCCTTTTGAGACTAGCTCTGGCCTACCTAGGAATTTTGAAACATTAAATTCTGGGGAGGAGAGTTTTCAAATAAAAATCGATTCTTCTGGGCATTACTTGGATTCAGCGCTTAATGTTACGAGAACTGAACAGATTCCTGATTTTAAAAAAGAGTTTGGCGACAAGCAATCTTTTGCTGGAAAAAAGATGGCATTTTTTATATCTACAAATACACTGGGCGGAATTCGCGCAAAAAAAGACTCCGCATTCAGAGAGGGGGAGATATTAATTGAGGAAAGGGTTATACTTTCTTCTGATGCAGAAAATCAAACAATTACTGTAAGTGGCCCTAGTTTTAAAAATTTATCCGCTACAAATTCTTCAAATATCACAGTTGGTGCGTGTGCCGTACAGTTGAATCATCCATTGGTAGAGCCAAGATTCACTGCTAATTTATATCTAACAGATAGAAATGAAGCGCTTCAGATTATAAATAATTTCGCGTCTATTTTTAGGGGAATTAGTACTTATAGCGGCGGAAAAATAGTTGCTGTACAGGATTCATATAAGAATCCGGTTCAATTGTTTACTAATTCAAATGTAGGGATTGAAGGATTTAATTATAATGGCGTGAGTAAGAATCAGAAGGTAACAACATCTTTGGTTCGTTATAATAATAAGGACAATAACTTCAAGCCAGACGTAATTGTAGAAGAAGATGCTGAGGCAATACAAAGATTTGGGTATAAAGAAGAAGAAACAATGGGATTTGGTATCACTTCTCAAAGCCAAGCCAGGCGTTTAGCGAAGTGGATACTTTTTACCACTCAGTTAGAAATAGAAACAGTTTCGTTTCAGGCGGGTGCAGAAGCGTCCTATTTATTTCCCGGGGCAATATTCGAAGTTTCTGATGAAGCGAGAGCGGGGAAATTAAAAAGCGGAAGGGTTTTAGATATTCAAGATAAACAATATTATACAAGAACAATAACCGATGGGAGCGGAAACCTGCAAAGTGATGGTGTTATAGAGGTAGATAATCCGTATATATTATTAGATAAAAGTCTAACAAAAGAGCCTTTTGTTTCAAGCGTAGAGCTTGCGGTTTGTGTGGGCATGTCTAATGAAACAGAAGAGAATGTATCTTTGAGGGCGCCCTTTGAGAAATCTGATAAGGATCAAGACGCAGAAATTGAGTCTGTTTTTACCCCTCAAATTATAAGGTTTAATTGTCGAATTGATTATTCTGACTATGAAGGAAAAAAAGGGCCGCAAGGACAAAAATCAAGAGCAGTGGATCTGCAATTAAAGATACCCATCGAGGTGGACTTGGGTCAAAATTTATTTGTATCTTTTAATCATAATTTTGATAATGGCGATAGGGTTGCATTTAACTCAAACGGCATTCTTCCTGGAGGACTGAACCCTTCAAAATATGACGAGCGGGCATATTATATAATTAATGTCACAAAGCATACTTTTCAGGTCTCTGAGACTTCTTCTGGGTCAGCTGTTGAAGTCTATAATAATGGATTTGATATTCTTGGAAACGAAGGAGGGCTGCATTATGTTCTTCCTCAAGACGAGCAAAGAACCAAAGAGGCGTTGGATCAAATCAGTATTGGATCTACATGGTCTGCAAAAGGCATTGTGGCTTTAAGTTCGGGTTCTGGCTTAACTGCGACAGAACAAGATGTTTTTGGGGTTACTTTAGATTATGGTGATGGTAGTGGATGGAAACATTCTTATTGGTTGGGTAATATAGTACCAAAGGGTCCATGGACCTACGTGATCAACTTTGGGTGGATTTATTTTTCCGAAGATTATCTTAATAATCTAACCAACAATATTTGGTTTTATGGTCGTGATGATGCTGATCTGGGCTGGATTTATACAGCAGAGGGCATAAAGGATCAATTTTGGTATTTTTCGAAAATTCATGAAAATTCATCTACTGCTAACGGATGGGTCAGCCCGCTTTATGATAGTTTTAATATTCTTGTCGAATTATTTATTTGGGACACTGATACATCGAAATCTGTTGGCGAGAAATACTCAATTAATAATGCAAAGTATGTTATTGTACAAGTCGCTTCTGGAGTTGGTTATTATGTTGCTCTTCAGGAAGAAGTTACTACGAGGCAAGGTAAGGTGTCGACATCTTCTACTCCACCAAACCAATCAACAGTAAATCCATATCAAAGATTAGAAAGTCATCCCGATTCTAAAAATATAAATATATCTTCTTATTCTGTCGTCTCCGCAAATGACGCAAAACAAAATGTACAATCTGTTAGAATTACTTTAGATTCATCTAGTAATGTAGAAATTCCAGATGGGCAATTTGTATATATTAATGGTGCTTCAGGAACGGGCGCTTCCGCAATAAATAATTCCTATACCTACAGTGGAAATAAATGGACTAGTACTCCGCCAAAATGGAGGTTGATTAAAATATCAAAATCAGTTTTTGAGTTAATTAATTCTTCATCAGCTGCGTCAACAAGTGGGTTCTCTGTTACTGGGGGGAATATACTCTTTATTCAAAAAGCTGTGGATGGAAGCTCTTCTATTCTTGAGGGGCAATTATTTAGAACTATGAGTGTAAAAGAAATGGATGAAAATAAATATGAGGTTACTGGTTTAGAATATGTTCAAGCTAAATTCGATTCAGTTGATAAAAAAAGTATAGTCAGAAGACCTGTGATTCCAATTCCTCCTCAGGCAGATATGGCGATTCCAGAAGCTCCAACCGATTTAATATTAACAGATTTAACTGCATAAGAAAATGTTATCCACAGCAATAGGTATTCAATTTGATGTTAATGATATTAGCGCAAGCTATGAAATTATAGGAACATCGGATAACTATTCGTTTCAGTATAAGCTCGGCAAGGGGTCTGACCTAGTCTACGCAGAAGGTGAAACAGCGCACAAAGTGGTTTCCTTGAGGGGTAATTACGGTAATTTTAAAATAAGAATTTTTGCTGTAAGTGATATAGGTGTTCGATCTGCTTTTGTTGAAGAAGCGATTAGCGTAAGTCCTCCGAGCTTTGATGATACGTTTACATTTGGGGATATTAGAATATCTAATTTGCCCGAAGATGCAAAAATAGGCAGTACAATAGAAGCTAATCCAGAATCCGGGTCGAATATATTAGCTGTAGATTCAGAATACGTTAATAGGGTGGTTGAAGTTGATTGGAGATTGATTCCGCCTGTCGGACACGCAAAAGAAGGTGAAGTATTGGGTAATGAATTATTAAGTGATACTTTTTTATCTCACTTTTCTTTACAATTAAGAAATACAGAAAATGGAAATATAATATCTTCTAGTCAATTAGATTCACCCCTGAATGAAGGTTTGCAGTCAATATTAAATACTGCAAATGTTTCTGCAATGATGGATCATTATACTGGCTTTTCATTTACATTGCCAGAGTTGACCTTTAGTGAATTAAATTTAGACAGAACACTTGCGCTGGAAGTTATTTCTCATGACGCATTCGGAAGAACTGCTACGGGCGTAATAACCGGAACAAATTATATTCCAGAAGCAGACGAAGTAAGCTACTCTCTTGTTGGATCGAAATTTGGACTAGCATGGGGACATAGTGATACTGATTTTCAAGATGTAATAATTAATTCTGTAAATATTTCAGAAGATCATGATATATATGATCCGAGTAATATATTTAATAGTATAGAATATTATAAGAAAACAAATGAGGCGCCTGATTGGACTAAGCATAGGCCTTATTTTACTGAAGGAGATTATGTTAATTATCAAGATAATATATATGTATGTACTCAGTCTTATGACGCTATTTCTTATGTCGGTACAACTCCCGCTGATGGAGCGCCTTTATGGAGTGAATTGGGGCCGGCAGTAGAATATGCGACACAAGAAAGAGTTGTTAGTTTAAATAATACTTCATTTGATCAAATTTGGGGTCGAAAATATTATTACTCTTTTATTCCGCGAGATGGATATGGAACTGGGTATACATATAATTTAACGGAAACTGGGCTTGTCAAGGCTGGAGATCCGGGATCGGATTTGTTTCCCTTTTTAGCTAATGTAAAGATCGATAATTTGTCTTTTATAGAAAGAGAAGATGATTTAATTTTTAGATGGAATGTAACTGATCAAAATGGTAATCTAGTTGATTTAAATCAATACAAATTTCTTGTATCTCCTAACGACAGGCCTAGCATACTTGGAATTAGCGGATCTCTTTTTGATAGTGATACGAAAGAATTTTTAAGTGGAATAACAGAAGGCTTTAATAGTAGAAGCTCTCTAAACAACGAAGGAATTCAGGAGTTATCTGAAGATCTTCCTGCTACGAAAATTTTTGATACATTTGAGTATACAAGAGAAATTAATAATGAATTGTATAAAACGGGTGGCTATCCCAATTATGAGGTATATAGAAATTATGGAAATTATTTATCTGGGCAGAATGTTGTAACGGGTCTCTCTTTATATACCGCAAAAACAGGAAGTTCTCCGGCTGATTATATTAGGCCTTCATATGATTTGTGGGATGTTTCAAATAATTATGTTTATAGGGATGGACTGCCTTATGCTGATGTTTTTGAATATAATAACTCTTTGTATATTCCGACTGGATCGGATGGGCAGTTGGTTGGTCCAGATGCAAGTAATATTAGTGGCGTTTTTAATGAGGGTTTGAATTACACACTTGGATCGCTTGTTATTGCGCCATCAATAAATTCAACGATATACAAAACTGGAACCCAGTATAACATTGGAGATACTGTTTTATATAGTGGATATATATATAAATCAATAGAAGATCAAACTACTCAGGATTCTATATTGCCAAGCACTGGATCGTTGCATTGGTTACCTCAAGGTATATTTACTGATGTAAACTGTGGGATATATAAAGCTCTTCAAAATATAAATCCCAGTGATGAGGTATTGCCTTCTACTGGATATAATCATTGGTTATCTCAAAATCCTTCTAATTATACAGGATATGTTGAAGTGGTTCCTGCGTATGATTTTCAGATAACAAACTATTCCGATCAACAAAGATATTCTGAAGGAAGCCTAGTTATATACGAAAATAATATATGGAGCGGAGTAATTGAAAATGGACTGGGATCCGCGAACGGAGTAAGAACGCCAAATTATGCAGACCAAACATATTGGGCGGCTGATTACGGTGGCACAGATTTTCAAACAAGTCACAATGAAGGGGATCTTGTATATAGTAATGGAGCAGTATACCAATGCTTAGAAAGCAATCCAACTGGCGCTCCCCTGACAAATATTTCAAACATTAATCAACAAATTTATTCGGACTACTATTCTTCTCAATGGCTACCTTTTTGGGAATTAAATACTGGTTATGATAATGTTATTTTTAAACATATTGGTATTCCTCAAAGCGGAAAAAGAAGTGTTGGTCTTGAGCTGGGAATACTTGATAATGAGGGTAATGTATTAAGTACTAGATCGATTGTTGGATTTAATCGAGAGCCAAGTATTTTGGCGAACGGTTTTCAGGTAGATAGTTTAAGTAGAACCACACAAACTACATTTAATTTTAGGTATGCTAATGAAGATAGGGAGACCGTAACTAAACTTCAATTATATAGATCTAGCACGCCAAACTTTAGTATTTTAGATTCTGATGGATTGCCTGGGGCAAACGCTCCGACTTTTGTTTCTGAAGTTTTTGATAATTTTAACTCAATTACTGATTCTCCTCCAATTCCGTTTATTCAAGGACAAGGAAATCAAATCACTGGATATTATTATAAATTATTGCCGTTTGACCATTTTGGTAGCGGCGACTTATTTGATTTAGTAGATAATCAAGGTTCTCCTGAGTTGGTTTTGATTTATCCTCTGAATTATAATAACAAGAATCCGAATGGATATAATGGGCCAGTGTTTTCTACTACGCAAGATGCAATTCCTGGACCGGTATATAATTTCCATGGAGATACTGCTTTTACTAATTACTTCTTGAATTGGGAGGTTCCTCATACCGAATTTTTTGAGCTTAATGCTGGTGAAGTTAGTTCAAATAACTCAAGGACAGGTGGATTTTTAGATAGCATTCCAAATGATGTTAGCCATTATGAGGTGTGGCAATCGGAAGATAATTATTTGTATTTAGGGGCTCAAAATAGAGCGATAAATCAAGATGAAAATTTAGTTGGTTATAGAAGAATTACTGGAGATATAGAAAGTCTAGGACCAATACCCACAGAAGAACAGGATTTCGCTTCTGGTATTACGAATGCGACAAATGTGCTAAATGTATCTGCTATGTCGCCAATAATTCAAGTTACTCATAATGGGACAACCAATGACAAGAGGTATTTCTGGATTAGGGCAGTTGATATGGCTGGAAATAAAGGTCCGTTTACTGGTCAGGCAAATCTTACTAATGAGAATGTGGAGGGGCTTGAGCTTATATTAGGTCAACAAGCACCTACTGATATTTCTGATTTTGAGCAAAGCATTACTCAAACATTTCCTAATACCCTAGCGCTAGTTCCAAATAATCCTTTTGAGAGTAATACTCCTGGTGCTGGCGAAATATCTTGGGATAGACACTTTTTGTATAAAAGTGGAATAGGTTTTGTGATAGGGCCTGGAGATACTAGTGATCAATATGTTTATTTTAAGGGTAATACTTATGCGGTGGAAGCAAGTAGGCTTACTCCAGAACAAAGTGGACATCTTGGTTTAGAAGCTCCAGGGCAAAAAACAACGCTATTTACTTCTGCAATCGATGACTTGTCCCCATCTGTTTCGAACTTTGTCATTGTTGGAAGCGATACAACAGACGGAAGAAACATTCCTGACATCAATGCAGGTTCAGAATACTATGTGCGATTTGAAGATGGATTACTCCAAGGGCAAGAAAGAAAAATAAACACATATACAGATTTAACTAATACAATTCAATTATCTGTGTCTTTACCATTCTCTCCATCTAATGGAGATAAAATAAAAATTGTAAAAGAAACTCCTTTAAGTTTAAATGCAAATAATCCATTAAGAAATATTTTATATAGCGGTAATTATTCCACGGTAGATTATCATCCAGCAGGAGAGGGTAATACAAATGATCCTTCTGCGAACAAAAATACAGACTATGATGGTCGAAGACCATCTGTGCTTAGTGATGGAGATGATATTATTGCAAGAAATGCAAATGGAATCGCGTCACCAATGTGGCACTCTTTCGCAAATGCGACAATTGGTACTGCTCACATAGAAAATGCAGCTATTACTAATGCTAAAATACATAATATAACTGCAGACAAAATTAGATCCGCGGAAATTATTGGTCAAGATATTCAGGTTGGTGGCGATCAAAATAGTGGACAAATTAGAAGCGTAGGATTCGGCGATCCTGTATATGTGGGTGGTGGAACTGGGTATCATGGATATGGATATCCGGGTGCTGGATTTGTAATAAGCGGAAATGGAAGCTTCATGTTTAAAGGTCGAGACTTTCCTGGGAATCCTGGTGGAAAATTATACTACGAAAATGGCCAATTAACAATTGAGGGAAATATTAAGCAGCGTGACGGCGGAGAATTTACCGTAATGTCAATGACTGCAGAGCCAGCATTTTTTACGTATGATGAAAGGGATGATGGGGCATATATTCCATCATTATCTCAAAGCTCTGATATTGTAGTAAGATATAACAATAGCAGCATTAATCATGATGACGTAAGGTTCAGAATGGCCTTTCCTAATGGTGTTCAAATTTTTGGATATGATGAATATGAAACAGATGGTCAGAATAATTTCACTGGATATAATATTAGTGGTTTTATTTATGATCCTAATAATTTTGACTCCAATGCAAAGATTGCTTTTGCTTCGTTGGATGTAGGAGATAGGCATGATAATCCAATAAAGTATGGATTTGATACAATTATTCATCAGGGCGACAACACAGCTGAGCACGAATCTGTTATAATATATTCTTCTGGGGATGGCACTTCTACGGAACACTCAGTTTCTGTAGGTCTTGTTGCTCAGGGGGCTGCTGGTCCGACAGGAAGAAGCCCTGTTTATAGAGGGGTTTGGAATTCTACAAGCACTTATATTGGAGTTCATGACGCCCCAGGTTCTCCGACTCAAAATTTACGCGGAGATGTAGTATACAGGACGGCCGATCAAACATATTATATTGCTCTGGAGACAAATACAAGTCACGACCCTGCTACTTATAATACAAGCAACCCTGATCCAACAGGCCACTTATGGAAAACATTTGGTGCTCAATTTGAAAGTGTTGCTACAAAATTATTGCTTGCAGAAGATGCAATGATCACAAGAAGCTTAACAATGGGAAGAGGCCCTGGGGACGATCCGAATAATCCCGATCCTGGTGATGGTGGGGTTATTAAGAGTGCGGGTAAAACATGGGCCGACTATTCTTCGCCTGGATTTTTATTATCTGCAGCAAATGATCAACATGGTAATAATAATATACAATTTGACATAGGAGATGCTGACTCCCACATGAGATTTAGTGTTGAATCTGGAGTAGATGTAAAATCTCAACTATTTACTATTGGTGATAGTGGAAGATATATAAGGTTTAATGCAAATCCATATCCTGGCGCAACGCAAGGAAGAATTGAATTTAATACAGCTTTCGTTAATTCATATAGTAGAAGAAGCGATAATTTTCAAGCAGGTATCTCATTTACCGGCACGCAAAATCCAGAGCCAGAAGCTATTTTTATTGGAGGTGGATATAATAATGATATCACGCGAGTAACAACTGGACCAAATCAAGTAGATTCTCTCGCTTCTTCAATTGTCGGCGGAGCACATAATGATATAACAGGAAGATTTTCTTTTATCGGAAACGGTTATAATAATTCGGTTGGGGACAATTTTTCTGCTATAGTTGCTGGTTATCAAAATACAATGCCCGATCTAAGCGTAAGTAGTGACGGAGCTAATGTAATAGGAGCGGGTTATCAAAATAAAATAGATGGTGGTTCTGTTCAGGGTGTTTTTTGTGGCGCAAAAAATGTTATAGATAATTCAGATCAATCTCAATCTCAGACAAACTTTCCTATTTCATCTGGATGGACAAATGTTTTAAAGAGAGGGTCGAATCTTGCTGGATATAACTATGGGTGGCTACATGACACATGGATAAATACAGACGCCTCTTTTAATGTGTTACGCTATTGGCCTACTCATTTTTATTGTTCAAGAAATTTGCTTAAGTCGGAAGATGGAATGGCAACTGTGCCAGCTTGGTTTTATGCCAACCATGCGTTTGGTTGGTTTTATCCTGAATGGAGCGGCTCAACTCCAAACATCTATACTCAGCTACTCTCTACAGACGGTTTATGGGTTTACATTGAAATTTTTTCTACAACTCCAGAATGGGTTTTTGTTAATCATCCAAGTTTCGTCAATGGCACCTTCACGGTTGCTTTTTACAAGGCTACTTCTGGGCAAGGCTTGTGGTTTGATCCAGCATTTATAACTAATTCGAGTTCATTGGGTACTTGGGAACATGGTTCTGGCAAGAGGGTTTTTAAAAATGCAGATAATACTGCCGGAAGCAAGGGATGGTATGATATAATAGTGAATCAAGCTGGCGAAATATGGTATGCTCCGAGCTACAATAGTACCCCTACAAACTCTAAAACATGGTATAAAAAATAAATAAATTATGTCCCCAACAAATCCAGGAACTTCCGCGCCGAGCGCAACAGACGCCATTAATTATGATGATGCGAATGTTATTCTTTGTGGCTTTAATAATAAAATCGAAGGGTCTCGCAGATCAACAATAATAAATGGTGCTGGCAATTATATTGTTGGTAGATATAATACTCATATATTAGGGGATTATGTAAGTCCAACCGACCAAAATTCACAAAGTAACGGAACAAGTCTTCCCGATTTGGTTGATAACGCGTTTTATCTTGGCTGTGCTAATGGCCTGTATTCTTACGGTGATGTAGTGGCATACGCCGCATCTGATGCAAATTTAAAAGATAATCAAATAAAAATAAGTGGCTGTTTAGAAAAAGTACAGTCTCTTGATGCTATAGAGTTTGATTGGAACGGAAATCAACAAACATATAGCGGCCACGATATAGGATTAATTGCTCAACAAGTTAGCGGTATTGCTCCGGAAATTGTTACAGAAAGACAAAATGGATATCTGGCAATGAAGTACGAAAAAATGGTACCAATACTTGTTGGCGCAATACAGGAACAGCAAGATCAAATAAAAGTGTTAAATGATAGGGTGGAGTATTTAATGAAAAAACTCGATTCTATGAGTTGATTACCTTCATTAGTACTCGAGCCTGAGACGGGGGAATATCGGAATAACTATTCCAGTCTACAACTTTTTCGTTTTTATATTTTCCTGTTTTCCACCAATCTCTTAATACTACCTTGAATTCTTCAAAGCTAGAACAATTTAGCTTTTCCCTTGCTGAAGACTCGATCATAGATTCTGGGGTAATAGACGGTAAGGCTTGGTTACTATTAGCCTGATTTGCGTTTCCTTGATTCGATTTATCTATTTCGTCATCTCCGACAATATGTACATTTAAGAAATTCCTTACACACCTAACAAATGCTCTATTGCAGGCAATAGTTTCTAGAAATTTTGTTGCAAAACTACTCGTGTTATTTAGAGTGGCGTTTGCCATGTCTTGAAATGTTACAGGTTGATTTCCTGTCTCGTAGTTTGGTAAAAATGTAACTCTACAGATCACCGCAACATGGTCTTCTTGACATTTAACTACTTCGTAGGATACGTCTGAGAAACCTCTTAGTTTTGCTAGTTCTTTAATTCCGCTAAGCTTGATAAGAAGTTGATGATCTTTGAGTCCGTCAATAGTTCTGGGTAAATCTTTTTTTCTTAGATCAAACCAAGACCTGTTGGGGAATAGATGTTCATCCTTTATCATAGACCTCCAGTTTACTGATCCATCTTCACTGAAATCATAATCAACTCCATTAAGCAGGCCATATTCATTTCGGGCAAATTTTAGTGGTCCTTGCGCATAGTTTTTGGGTAGAGTTTTTTTTGTGGCCATAATATGCTTACTGTTGATTTGTGAAGAGATTGTTATTGAATTGTCAGTCGCTGATTCTGTTATCATTGTAAAGTTTTAGTGTTGAGAGTTCTTCCCAGAATTCATCGCAATCAATGACCGTATTGTGTTCGCCTTCGAGTTCGTGAGACCATGCTGCTTTACTGTTGTAAATTTTACCATTTGATACGATTTTTCTAGAATTATTATAGCGAGTATTATCACATAATAATTCAGGATTGTCAAGATCTTTTTTTGTTAATTTTTTATGTTCGAAAACTTCAAAGTCGAAAAACTTAATTCTTATATCGCTTATTGC